GTAGTCTTTAAGTCCGAATAGCTAGTAAATGGCATATTATTCCTCTAACTGCTCAAAGTCCTTCCAGCCATATTCGTATGTACCTATGTGCCTAATGTGCATCGATAGCTCATGGTCTACATACGTCTGAAAGCCCTCAGAACCAGCCTTGACGCAGAAATATACATCCTCACCACATACACCGTTAGAACCCCATCCAGCATCAAACCAAGGTCTACCAGTCTTCTCAAATACTTCCTTGCGGATCATTACAGCACCAAACCCAACCGCTGTAACTTCCTCGATTCCCTCTTTACCGCGAGAATCTACATTAGACCACCTACGAACCTCAGTATCCCCATCCATGTACCTAGTCAAAATCTTTGCCGTAGGTGTGACAGGCTTTCTCCGAGTCGTAGCATTAACCCCAACAATAGGCACATCGCGGCTTAACATGATGCTAATGATGTCGTGTGGGAACCGCATATCGCTATCGATAAACAGCAATGCTTCACACCCTTCACTCAAAGCAACCTGTGCTAGCTTTTCCCGTTGATCGAAAATCAGCGTTCCCGGCATTGTGTAAAGGCTTAGTCCACCCTTACCGTCCTTGCAACGAACTGACGCATCGTGTGCAGCCATCCTCGCAAAGTCGAAAGCAAAACCAGTATGAACCTCATCCCTACACGGTACGCAAACTCCTACTCTCATACAGTTCCCCGGTACGTTTTCCACACAGCATTATCAGGATCGTTCAGCCACCTAGCAAATCCGATCTCATCCACCACGTTAAATCCCTTCATAACCCCTTGCTGATTCAGTACGTCAATCACCGTAAAGGGTATTCTGGCAACGTGATGAAGCTCGTTTAGGTGTCCTTGTCGAGATTTGTCGTAGTCCAGTTGCCGCTTATTGGCCTCGATAATCTCGGTTACATCCTGTTTAGTCTCGATGACAATCCCACCATCACCGTCTTCAAATGCTGTTTGAGTCCGTATCGGAGTACTCATAAATCCTTTCGTAGGTAGCCCCCACCGTTAGGCAGGGGCTATTTGCTACTTATTACAGAGCCATGTTCAAGTCAGCAACGATGCCATGAGCAGCCTCGTTCTTGACTTCTAGAGTAACTTCAGCCAGAAGCTGAGTGTTCTCGCTGTCACCAGTCTTAGCCAGATCATTAGTCTGGAATGGACGTAGATATGCGAGTGCTGCGTACTCAGGATCAAGGATCAGAGCATCGCGTGCGCGCATGAAGCGGTTAGGAACAACCGACATCGTGCCAAAGTCCGACATATAAACGTCAGCCGCACCGATAATGGTGGTCGGAGTATTGCCCGGAGCCATGTAACGCTGTGCAGCGATACCAGCAAACGACGATACCTTCTGCTTACCAAGTGCGCCAACCATCAGAATCTTAGGCGAACCACCTGATACGAACACCTCGGAAACAACAGTCTTCAGCAGAGCCTCGGTAAAGGTACGAACAGTACCGTCAGTACGGGTCGATACACCGATAGTTGCTGGATCGGAACCGTCAGAAGCCTTGTCCGAGTTAGTCTTGATCCACGACAGGATCGAACCCATAGTACGAGCGATAGTGGACGAACCAGCCGAACGACCTTGGTTAGCCAGCAGGATAGTTTCCAGATCGCGCTTCAGTTCAGCAGAAGCCTTAGCCAACTGATAAGCCTTTTCCGACTTACGACCAGCCTTGTTTACTGTGTCCAGAGTACCCGAAACCTGAACGGTCTTCTGGATGATCTGGGTGTAGTTACCAAGACGAACGGTTGGTGACAGGGTTGCCGATGTAGCGTCAGCACCTTCAATCGCAGCGTTAGCTGTAGTAGCAGCAGCCAGCGAATCAGTCTGCCACTCGTGATACACGGCGGTAGCTTTGGTCTTGCCAATCGAAGACATAAATGGTGTCTCAGTTGGCGAGATGTCATAGATGATGTCGGTCAAATCTTCCCGCTGACCAATCGCGGTATGTGCTGTAAATGTAGGCATGATAGTTCCTTATAAAAAACGTTCAAACGCTTTAGCGGCATCAGCGACCCTTCCGGTCTGCTTTGCCCTAGCCTTTAGTTTCTTCATCTCGTCGCTGCTATCACGAGGCTGTGAAACTCCTGACTTAATTACCTTCGGAGCCTCATTAACCTTCTTCGTGATTCCCGGCTTTGCAGACTGTAGCTTGTCGTACTGCATTGCCTTCCACAACGTTAATACTGCACGCGAATCGTAAACATTCGCTAATTCTTGCTCTGAGAATCCCGCCTTTACCCCGAATTCACGGAGTTCACGACGTAATGTCTCGCCTTTCTGCGGGTCAGCATACTCAGGGATTACCTCTGCCAGCTTACGAGACTCAGCCTGTACTACCTGACCAAGTTGCTCCTGCTGCTCCCTCTGTTGCTGATCGTAAATCCTAGCCTGTTCTGCTCGAACTTGGGCTAGTTGCTTCTCCCGCTGAGACAATTCTGCGACCTTAACTGCGTAACCGATAGGATCGGTTTCCTTCAGATAGTCCAGATTCTCAGTTTCCGGCTGCTGGTTAAGCATCTGCTCAATGACCTGCAACCGTTCCGCATATTGGTCGCGGAGATACCTAGCTTCCTCGATACGCTGACGTTCGGCCTCAACAACCTTGCGTTCTTCAGCTACAGCTTGCGATTTCTTCGTATAGTCTGTGCCAAGTTGATAAGACTTGATAAGCTCATCGAGCGTTACCTCCCGTTCTTCGCCAGCGGCTTTGACTCGGTATTTAGGCTGCTCTTGCTCATCCTCGCCTTCATCTTGTTCTACCTCCGATTCATCGTAAGATTCCTCGGATTCGGCTTCGCTATCATTGGCTTCGAGTTGGGTTTCAGGTTGTTCCTGTTCGGAGCCTTCTTCCGTACCCATAAGACCCATGATAGCGTCGGCTGCACCACCTACGTCTAACTGAGTATTCCCTTCCGGGGTCATACTTCCAGTATCGCTCATATATTGTTTCCTAAATTATATCGGGAACTGCCCGACTCAGTTACAAAATTTTCAGCCGCTTTTCGTCTATCAGCTTCTGTGCCGATAGCCCTTCAAGGTAGGCTTCAATCTTCTCTAATGCCCTTAGCTGGTGGTAAGCATCTTCCCTTACGTTAGCCTCGCTAGCAGCACTCATCGCAAACTTACTAACCTCTACTGACCGGAGTTCTTCCATCATTGCCTGAAAGCCCTCATCCCTTAGTAGATTCTCAGCCCATTGGGATTTATTCATTTTTGTATTTTTAGCAATGAAGGATTTTCAAAAACAACACTCTGCGATAAACCACCACTAACTCCAGCATCCGGCATTTTTACGGCATCATATTTAGAAAACAGTTCACTTAAGAAAGCATTTTGTGTTCTTTGACCACCACCGACTTGATACATTTGACCAGTCATTAAATCATTTAAGAATGTTTCAAATGGATAGTATTTGTCTGTGATTCCGGCATCTTTTGCTGCTTTTTTAATCGCACTTGTTGTTGTTTTATCAAGTTTATCGTAATCAGAGAAATCAATCATTTTTTTAGGACTTGCTTCTGCTCTTATCAAATTTTTACCATATACGGCAGCATCAGCAGCAAAATTCTCTGGAGTTGTATAAATGTGTTTTGCAGTTACGCCCATCCCACGCTGGAATTCATCAAACTGAGCATTTGTTCCATGAGCAACTTTGAACGGAGCAGGATTTTTAATAACAGTACCAGCAAACCCCATCGCTAGGTTCTCAGTACGTTGCCGCATGGCATCCATAGCAGCCATTTGCTCAGGAGTCGGCTGTCTACCTGCAAGCATGGCATTTTTACCCTGAACCGCTAACGCATCCTGTCGATTGATGTCTCTGGCTGACTCGTTAATCTGACGCGCATACTCTTGCGGATTGTCCATCAGCAAGCCAACATTAGCCCTAGTGGACTGTTTAGCCCTGTCTACAAACCCTAGAATATCACTCAGTAAGCCAGCCATTACATCTGATTCCCAGTCAGATTACCTAGCTCTTTAATCGCCTTCAAAACAATATCAGCCTGTTTGTTACGGCTGTCCTCGTCAGCAATGTCCATCGCCAAGATAGCCTGAAGTTGTTTAACAGCTAACTCAGCCTCTTTGATCCGCATCTCGGAAGCAGTACGCTCCTTCTGCATCGACAATTCAATACCCTTACGAGTGAACTCAGCCTCTAGTTGCTCTCTCTGCAACTCTAGTTTTGCAGCCTCAATCTGAGCCTTAGCTTCGGTCTTTTCTCTTTCTACCTGAGCCAGCATCTGAGCTACTTCAGCCTGAGCATCTGGAGCAGGTGGCTGTGGCTGAGACAATGCGTCGTTCAGTTCAGGACTGATCTCGTTAATGAACGCCTTAGCATCCTTGAAACCAGCCGATTCAATCAGTCTCGCTAAGGTATCTCGGTACTGAGCCACAGATACCACAGGATTCGATGCGCCGAACTGAGTCAGAATCTGCTCTTGCTTGGCAAGGATCATTTGCAACATAGCCAGTTTCTGCTCACGATCCCCTGAACCCAGACCGACGTTAATCGCTACATCGTACTGATTAGTCCATGTCCGAGGATCAAACGTTACAAATCGACCTCTCATACGGACAATCTTGGCCTGATCCTGATACTTGCCCAATAAGTGCAGAATCCCCTTAAACAAGCTCTTAACGCCTGTCTCAGCAAAGATTCGAGCAATTAACTCCAGCTTGCCAGAGTTCGACTTCATCATCGCGGCAATAGCCGTAGCCGAGACGTTGTTCATTACGTCAGGATCAAGACCCTGCTGCTGGTCGCTAACGCCTGTACGCTTGGCCTGAACCTGATCCATGTACTCAAGCAATGGGAAAGCCTGAGCCGTTACAGCAGGAACCTCGATAGGCACAATCGCACCAGCCTGTTTCATCCTGACAATACCGCCCGGAGTTGCATTAAGAGCATCATCCAAGTTGACCTGACCATCGACTACACCCAGACGGGCATTGTTCGTGAGATACAGGTTATCCAGCATCTGACGAGTAACCGTGGACTTGATTAGCTGGATGTCCATTGTCCGGTCTGCTAGAGACTGTCCAAAAAATTTATGCGGGATCGGAATCGGACAAAGGCTATGGAACGGTACTAGATCACATTCCTCGTCATCCAAGATTTCGTTGCCAGCGTAAACAATCTTACGCAGTTCAGCGATTCCATCACCGTTAACGTCAATCTTGATGTAGCACTCGTAGACCTCACAAACCTGCATCGTTGGGTCGAGGCTGATGTTCTCATCCGGCTGCTCACCCTGACTGAATCGAGCAATACGCTCAGTCGTGAACTGAAGATCGTCGTAACTAGGTAATCCCTCTACGATGTCCTTATCGAAACCCATTGCTATGAGTTCAGAACGAGTCATCAAGCGACGATGAGCCACAAACGGGCTATCCTCAATAGTTCTTGCCGATTTGCTAATTAGGAATTCTTCTGGCGGTACGTTCTCAATCTTGACGCAGCCGTACTTCTTAACCTTCTTAACCTTGACCGAGTAGTAAGGAATCTGGATAGGCATACCCATCATATCCACACCACCGTCAACCATCTCTACCTTCTGGCTCACTACCTCAATGGCAGGATCAGACAGCAATAAGGCTAGCTCATCTTCGGTCAGGTTCTTGTAGGACTCTTTATTAACGTCCTCTTGGGCTTCCCAATACGCCTTGACCACGCCAACCTTCATCATCAGCGCATCTTTGAACCAGTTGTGCAGGATGATTAGACCGTCATTCTCACGGTAGAACACCCAATTACAGTAGTCTGTGGCCTGTTTAGCGGACTCCTCATCTTCTGGAGTCTGAGGCTCAAAAGAGACAATATCCTCGGTAGTCGTAAAGACCCGGATAAGTTGGGGCAATGCACCGTCGATAGCCTCAGCTACCTCACCAGTTACGATCTGGCTACGGCCTTCTACCTCGTTACCATACGGATAACGTAGGTAATACTCTAGTGCTTTGGATCGCTGATCCGTAGTCTCGGTATCAATGTATCCGATGGAGTTATCGATCTCATTCTCGATAATCCCCTTGATTTGACCCTCATCCATCTTCATAGCAAATCCTTATGGGTTTTGCCTATTATACAATCCATTTTGTAGAAATTGGCAACGATGTCTGCCATGAACTATCGCCCTCGTCAAGACCTATCGCTAGGTATCTAAAGCTGTCTGCCATATGTGATGACCAATCGTGGAGTGGCTTTTCATAGAATATCTGCCGCCTCTCGTCGTGTTCCCTGCGGTAGTTCCGTAAGGCATCTAGTCCCGGCTTAGTCCTCGGATGGAACCAGCATCTAGGCAACAGTCTCCTGACAGCCTGAATCCCGTCAGCTACAGGCAATCTAGGAGCAACCGTTATGGATAGCCCTGCTTCCTCTAAGACTTCCTTACGGCTCTTGCCTGTGCCTAGTTCCCTTACCTGTACGTCATGGGGCAGGATTTGACTGAACCCTGCGTAGTCATTGTCTTTTAGCCAACGTACGTACCAATCTAGTCCCTGTCCATGGTTTTCGACGCAATCGAGTAGTCGAACCTCTTTTCCAGCCAGTTGTGCAACCCATAGAGCAGTCGAGTCACCCATTCCAAGATCCCAAGCAACAAAGCTACGGCAGAGATCATCACGAGGAAAATCACTAATATGACCATTCCCTTCAAGATCGTTAATGATTTTGCCATAGTAGCTGCCCTCAACCGCTGCGTTAAAGGAACACTCGAATTCCTGATTGTACTTGTCCTCACCCATCTCTCGATAGGCAGCCTTTAGCTCGGACTCAGGCAGTATCTTGGTCTGGCTAGCCTTGTACTCTAGGTACTTCCAGCCTTCTTCAGACTTGGCTCTGTCAGCTAGTTCAGCGAAATGGTTAGCACCTTTAGGAGTGCCAATGAAGCAAGCCCACCCAAGACGGTCGGCAAGAGCAGGTCTGAGGATTTCGTTCCAAATTCTCGGATTCTGATCGCCAACTTCGTCGATAACCACGCCATCAAAGTACTGACCGCGAAGGCTATCAGGATTGTCAGACCCATAAAGACTAACCCTACGCCCCCAAAAATCAACCCGTAACTCAGCAATGTTGGCAGTTGCATTAAGTGGCCTTGTGTACTCTAGTAGGTAATCCCAAGCGACTCTCTTGGCTTGGCTGTAGGTAGGTGCTATGTAGGCAAACCGTGGGTTAGGCTTGTCGCACTCTATCGCGGCTTTGATAAGGTGATTGATTGCGGCTACTGTTTTGCCAGCACGACGGTGCATAACGGCAACAACAAACCGCTGATTGTCTAGCGCATCATGTAGCTCGTGCTGGTGCGGTCTAGGATCGTACGGAATCAGGATTTCTTCCAATTTGCCCCTGCCCATATTTGATAAATCGTTGACTTGTGAACGCCAAACTTCCTAGCCAATGCCGTTCCAGTCCCCTTTTTACCGCCTTTAGCCGCTTGGATTTCTCGTGCCTGTTCCTCGTTTAGCTTCGCCCACTTCGCATTTTCGCCTGAATTATCTGGGATGAAATGCCTACCCATCCGCAGCATATCAGCCGAGTTTTCTTTGTAGGTTCCTGCTTCTAAGTGGCTTGGATTGACGCAAAATGGATTACCGCACTTATGCAGGACTATCTTGCCATCTGGGATTTCTCCCTTGTACAGCCGATACGCAAGTCGGTGGGCTTTCTCATTACCCTCGCCACGCCTTCCACGGCCTATTACCCCATAGCCATGCTCGTTTGCCGCACCTGTCCATATCCAACAAGGCATGAACGGAACACGCTCGACTTTAGACTCGAATCTGGCTGCTATCTCAGTCACTTCACATACCCGCAGTTCAGGCACTTGTTGTTCACTAGGAACGCGCTGCATTGTGGGCAATTTACTGGCTTATAGCTCATTTCCGTCCTCCCCATCTCACAATATGTTCTTGGGCTTCACCATCCTTACCCGTTACCTCTGTCCTAGCCAGCTTGGGTATATGGTACTCAGATAGCTTCTGCATTAGGTCTAATGCCTTAGCTGGATCAGGCTTTAACCCTAGCACCTCATCGCCCTCAGCTACCCTCTGAAGCCATCTGTCCATGTAAGGCACGTTCTTCTCTAGCAGAGTAGCAATAGCATTACGCACTACCGCAGTACTCTTATTAGGCACTCCTGCTGGCCTACCCTTACCTGCGTTAGTTAGCCCCGGATACGCTGTAACTTCTTCCTCTTTACTGTGTTCTGTTTCCATTTTTGCATTACCTCTCAGGTGTCATGCGTATATCGCTTCGTACATATCTGGGCGGTTTTCTAATATCCACGCCCTCGGTTCTTCGTGACATTTTTTGAAATCAACACCTACGGTCTGAGAGCCAGCGTGATGCACATAAGCCCTGCTGACGAAATGCTGATAACCCGCCACGTTCAAGTCATGGCATATTATATTATCTGAATACCAATTAGTTGACGGAAACTTAGCGACTTCCCATGCTTCCCGGCTTATCGACGCGAAAATAGGCGCAATTACCGGAGTCAGCTTGATCTGATGCTCACTTTCCCACCTCAACCCCAACCTTCTGTCCCCTTCTACCGGGAATCTTATGTTCTGATCCGGCAACACATAGTCACTTCTTGCACCTAAAAATCCGTATTTCACGCCACGAGATTCCAGAATTCCCGCATCTGCCCGCATTAACGATAGCGTATCTGGATTAAGAACCACATCATCGTTAGCTAAAATCAATGAGTCGTAGTTTCCATCTTTGAAAGCATAGTCTACCGCTGCGTTATAAGCATCCCCAAAGGTGGAACCATTATTCGGTATCACCTTATGTGTCGTTTTTATCGGGTTTTTTGAACTTATGTAGACTGGTATGTCCTTAGCGTAAACATTGATCGATTCCAGCAATACCGAAATACCGGGGTTTCCTACCGTGCAAATGACTATTCCTTGCATAAAATGACACTCATCGAATCCACAGCCCTCGGCGTTCTCAGTATCTCTGCGTCTGTTACTTTCTTTTCTGCTAACTCGTTGCCGTACTCGGACAGGTTAAACGCTAGTTGCTTCATGTAAAACCGATCTCCCCAACCTAAGTACCAATGCCAGTCTGTGTAGTACAGCCAGCTATTCTCGTTGAACGCCCTTACGTGAGTCGGGTCTTGCCACGCCCCTAGACTTAGCTCGTAAGGAACGTGAATGTGGAACTCACCCCTAGCTTTCAGCAGATTCTTGCAGTTCGTCATCGCGGCTACTAAGTCCGGGATATGCTCCAGCACATCGTTAGCAATGATCTTATCGAACATATACGGCTTGATCTGCATTTCCCCGAACCGAGTCGCTATGATCTCGCCAAAGTTCACCCTAGAAATGTCTGTCACCCAGTCCGGCTTGACCCTAGCCTGAATGTCTGCGTTTAAGCAGTCATCCCGCCAATCCTTACCAGAACCTAAATTAAGCGTTAAGGGCTGCAATTAAGTCCTCTACCTTGTCTGAACACAGTAACGGGATTAAATCGTTTATACGGGCTTCTGGTAGTTCCCACCAAGGATTCTCTAACAGCTTGTCTATCTGATCCCCGTTGAAACGGTACTTTAAGACCTTAGCTGGATTCCCACCGACTACCGCATAAGCAGGGACATCCTTTGTAACCACAGACTTAGCCGCTAGGACAGCACCGTCACCTATCGTAACGCCAGACATAATCGTACATCCCGACCCTATCCAAACATCGTTACCAATGACAACATCGCCTTTAGTACCCGGATGCCCTTCACCATGCCAAGGGAATACATCCTCATGAATATGCCCAAAAGGGTAGGTCGTTACCCAATCTGTCCTGTGATTCCCGCCTAAAAATATCTCGACGTTATCGCCAATCGAGCAGAAAGACCCGATCCGAATGTCTGCTTCCTCGCCCCAATGACGAACCCGGACGTTCTCCAGCCCGTAGGTATATCTCATTTCTTCTTGTTTCTTGCGGATATTGCGGCTGCTTTAGCCTTGGCATCAGCCTTAGAACTAGCTCCCCATGCCTGTAGGCTTAGAAGTAATCTAGTAGGCTCACCGTTAGGCTTACGCTCTGCTCCGGGCATATTACCCATCCGGGCTAGAAATGAAGCACGACGAGGGTTATCGCCAGATTTAACAGGAGGCTTAAGATTAGAGCCGGGATTTGCAGCCTCGTAGGACTTTCTGCCCTTTTCATTCAAGCCACCTTTAGGGTTCTTCCCGGCCTTTTTAGTCCATGCTGCGGCCATTTTTACCCCGCTTCTGCTTACCCATAGGAATCTTGATCTCGATTTCTATCTCATTAACACCATTTTTCTTTTTTTCTTTTTCTTCGTCGAGATATTCTTTTAGCAACTCTTTGTCAGATTTCTTCTTTCCGTTCTTCATTTTTTCTTCCTCGGCTTGGCTGTCTTAGCGGCTTCCTTAAAGTCTGCCTTAGTAGGCGCACCCTTGGAGCCTACCTTACGCATCTTCTCGCCAGAACCTTCAGCGATACGTTCACGTTTTCGGTGGATATTGGCGTATAGGCCGGACTTCATTTCTTCTTGCCCTTCTTAGCCATGCCAGCTTCACTTAAAGCAATAGCTACGGCTTGCTTAGGGTTAGTTACGACCTTGCCACCCTTGCCTGAGTGCAGAGTTCCCTCTTTGTACTCACCCATGACCTTACCGACCTTCTTTTGAGCCT